CAAATAATTGGATTTACTTCGCAATCTACTAATACTTTTCTCTGTCCTTCGGGTGGATTGTAATCCATACCGTCTTCTTCGTCCATATATCCTGCCGGACAAATTCTGTTAGTAGCATTGTCAATAAAAACCCACATAGTTTCAGGACCTTCATATACATGAGATCCTTCTAACTGCTCATTGTTGACCTGTCCTAAATACTCATCTGGTTTAGGATAGTTAAATTGTTTTCTAATAATTGTCATTTTTATCCTTACCTCTTAATAATACACAACGTAAACTAGTCCGCCAGCGCCGGGTGAACCGCAACAACAACCTTCACCGTATGCTTGTGCAGACATGCCGCCACCGCCTGGAAATAATCCAAAACCTTGCGATCCGCCCCATGCACAACATCCGTTTGGTCCGTTTCTAAATCCGCCGCGTCCTGGAGGATCACCAATCATTTGGTTACCTCTATCATGACAGTATTGACTTAATTGTGCTGTACTTTGTGTTGCGCCAACTCCAAAGTCCATTCCGCTAAAGCCGTGTACACAATAGCGCATTCTGCAACATGAATAACAAGTTCTGTACATGAAACATTCTGTACGTAAAACTCTACCACCACATGCTCTTGCACACCAGTTACCTGATCTACATACGTATGAGTCACAACCTTGTTGACAGTTTCCTTTTTGTCTACAGCAAGTTGAACCCGCCGCACAAATTGTATACTGCTGTCCTGCCGAAACTTCTACTGCCCGTTGTCCATAACTTCCNCCTGNTGANGGATATCCCATTTGGCAACAGCACCCGCCGTCNCCTGCGGCTCCACCGCCCCAAATTTCAAACGAAGCATATGCTACACCTGAAGGTACTGTCCATAAGCAACATCTTCCACCATTATTTGGAGAAGTAGTGCTTGTGTTATATACCGCAATCTCTCTAGGAATTGCTTTAGGATCGTCGTATCCGAATAAAAAATCTCTTAATGTTGACATACTACTATATTCTCCTTATGTTGCAGTGTAGTAAACTGTTACTAATCCGCCCATTCCTTTTGCTCCACAATAACATGTTTCATTGTGTGTTACACCTGATGCGCCGCCNCCGCCTGGGAATACTCCGTGGTCTCCTTGGTCTTGTCCATGTGACTTATAACAACCNGAACGTGACATTCTAGTGCTTCCTGTAAACGGAGCACTAGGCATAAATTGGTGTGTGTCCGATGCACAGTGAGCAGATCCATGTCCGCCGCCTGTTGTGCCGCACATTGCTAGTGTAGCACCGTTAACACATCCGCAGTTAAACATTTGACATCCACTATATGAACAATTTTGTGAGTAAAAACATTTTGAAACGCCTTCACTGCCACCCGATGAACACATGCAAAATGAACTCGGTCCGCAAACAAAACTTGGAAACCCTCTACAACTTACACAACGCGAGTGACAACAAGTTGAACCTGCCGCGCAAATTGTAAAATTTTGACCTGCATCAACTTCAATAATACGTCTACCATAAGATCCTGATCCGCCGGACCAGCCTTGTTGACAACAACATACTCCTGCACCCGGTCCGCCGCCGCCCCAAACTTCAAATGCCGCCCATGATGCTCCTGCTGGAACTGTCCACTGACAGCATGTTCCACCATTGTTCTGTGTGGTAATGTTTGTATTATATACACGTAAACTTCTCAGCGGTGCTGAACCAGTTGAAGAAGTTCCGTACTGTAATAAGGATCTTAAACTTGACATTTATTATTCTCCGTCTTCTTCGATAATATTAACCATTGCTTGATCAGCACCTGGTTCTACTGGAAAGTTAACCATGTATGCCGGAAGTTCATCATCAGTACCATGACCAAACAATGCTGGTAAATCACGTAATTCTTGTCTGTAATCTAACCATACTTGCTTAGTTGCCGCAGGCATGTCGTCTGCAATTTTACTGTCTGACGCTGTTAACATATTGTTTCTAACAATAATTAATTGATCCCATGATGTCCAAGGCTGTTTCCACTGCATTGTCCATGTGCCGCCTGTATATGAATCTCCTGCATCGTTAGCAGTGCCATCCATATTATACTGGCATTCATCTAATTCGTAAGTGTGATCAACATCAGTTGGTGTCGGTCTTTCGTAAGTTGTACCATCTGGTAGATCAATTACTAAGTTTGTTTGACCTTGTACTGTGTCCCATTCAACCTTTGCATCAAATAATGAGCAAAGTACTGGGTCAGTACTACAATCAATTTTTACTTTATATTGATCATGTGGTACTGGATAGTTTTCACCATCCTCTTCTTCTGTCAAAACAAGTCTTGACGTATCTGAACGTCCGGTATCCCTATCAATGAATACCCAAATTTTATCTGGCCCGTTATAATCCGCAGTTGCAGTATTAGCATCGTCGTTTGTTTGGGCGAGATAGTCATCAGGTACGTCATATGTAAACGTTGCTTGAATAATTGTATTACTTGGCATATGTTTTCTCCATTTTCCTATTAACTATAACTAACTTTAACTGCGCCGGCTTGTCCCCAGCCACCCCAGCAACACGGTTCTCCGCAAGCCGCGCCGCCGCCGCCGCCGCCTCCTGGAAATCCTGCTAAACAATGGAAACATGATCCAGTGTTGGTAAATTCACCCGCGCACCAGTCTCTCGATCTTCTTGCAACACTGAACATTCCTGAACCTGTTACAAAGTTCCACATTTGGTTGTGGCAATATTGACTTCTTTTTGAACTTCCTGAAATTTGTGGAAGTCCCCAATCGCCTGTACCGCACTGCCATACAAATGATGGATCACAAGTATATGCATCAGTAAAGCAACACGCTTTACCTGCACAACCGCCAGGTGCACATGTTGTGGAAATTGACGAACCAGTTACAAAACTCGGATATCCGTTTCCTCCAATACAGCCAAAACAGCAACAAACTGTTGAACCGCCTGCACAGACTGTGTATTGACAGCCAGCCGTGGTTGAAACTGTACGAATAGCGTACGATCCGCCTGCCGCCGGTCTGTTCGGAAATTGGCAACAGCAACCGCCGTGGCCGCCACCGCCGCCACCCCATAATTCAAATGTAGCGTTAGCAGTATTTGCTGGTACAGTCCACAAACAACACTTACCACCGTTACCAATGTCTGTATTGTAGTTATAGACCCAAAACTGTCTCTGTACACCTGATTTTGCCGGTTCCACATCCGAAAGTAAACTTCTAAGTGATGCCATAGTTTTGTTTTCCTATCTTATGTTCCGCTAATAATCCAACCATAAGTTGCACCTGTATATACAAGTGTAACTGCTACGTTGTCAATATCTAACGTTAAATCTTCTGTTCTATTCTGAATTTTTGCGCCATTACGTGCTACAGTAACGTTTGAGGAACTAAATGCTCCCGTTACGTCAATAATCTGTACAGTATCGTTTTCAAGTAGACTAGTGCTAATCGGAAGCGTAATAGTAATGCCTCCTGATGTACACAAAATTCTATCGTTGATCACAGCACTGTAAGAGGATCCTGTAGTTCTAAGTACAGTACCAGCGGTTCCAGTTGTAGTAATATATCTTCCCATTGTTGTATCCTTCTATTGTATTTATGCCGATGTCTCAATACCGAATAGTACTGCACTGACATTACCTGAACTTGATCTTACAACCAGTTTCTTGCCAGCATCCATTACGATACCAGATCTTTCTAGTACACCGTGGGCTAACACTTCTGTTTCCCATTCAATGTATTCTGCTCCAGTTGGAGTATCTGCAGATGCTACTGCTACTTGAACTCCGACTGCTTGATTACCTCTATTACACACCGATAGTGTTACAACTGCATAATTGTCAGTTGGCACAGTATATACGGTGGTATCAGTCGCCGCTAATAAATCGCTTGCTCCTAGTCTTCCTGATGCCATATTATTTCTCCTTTATCCCATCAAAAACATATTTAGCGCCACAGGTGCTCCATCAACTCCGCCGCGGAAGTTAAATTGAGCGTCAACGTTAATTGGTACTACTGTAGTTGTAGTAATTTCCTGTCCGGAAATTTGTACAAGACCAGCAATAATTTGGTTAACGTTAAGAGTACTTGCACCACCACCAATCTGTGACGTAATATATGTTCTAATTGCTCGTTGTGTTGGTACAATACTGTCGCTGTTTGCGGAGAATGTACCATCGGTGCTAAACTCGTTAATAGTTGCGCCTGTGTTACCAAGTGCAATATCACCAAGTTGTAGTTCTTGCAACCCTGAAATATTAAATGCGTCAGCATTTAGTGTTGCAATACCAGTTGACTGTTCAACGTTGAACAATCCACCTACCCTAAAGTTACCATCTTGGTCAGTACTTGTGTAGAACACTCGTCCGCCACCACCTTCAACAGTTTCTGAATCTGGTTCTGGATCTTGTAATGGAATATTAGGATAATTTGTATTTGTAAAGTTACCTGTTCCGATATCTAGGAAGTCGTGTCCTGTTAATCGTACCTGCGAATATCTAATTCTTACTTCAGCATCTTCATTATGCTCAGGTGCAGTGTCAACTGGAAGGTCCGGAGATATTTGTAACTGTGCAGAGTATGGTCCTGTTCCTCTTAAATTAGTAATAGCAACTAACTTATAGAATACATTATTTTGACCGGTAAACTCAATATTAGAACCTGCTCTTGGAATTTCTCTCATACCAGATACTTGGATATATTTTCCTGGTTGATATCTATCCATAAAGCCGCCGCCCCATCGTACCTTACCATTGGTACTGTATGTTGCTTCACTAGTAGTATCAATTGGAACAGATGTCAACGGGTCTTCGTAAAGTTCAAATGTATCAGCAGTTAAAACTTTAACATAAAAGTCTGACGGATCAAAGAACTTGATCATTCCAAGTACTTCACTGATATTAACTTTAGTGCCGTCTACTGTAATTCCGTGACCCACTGCTGTAACAACTGCTGGGCTTGCTTGTGAAACTCCTGTAATAGTAATTTCGTTTTGTGTAGCACTAATGCTAGCCACTGCTGTTTCAAATCCTTGACCTCTGCCAAGATTTGATCCTGCCGCAAATGTTGGCTGTGCAAGAACGCCGTCGCCAATTCTAACCTCTAAAGGAGCATCAGTAGTATTACTTGGATCTGTAATAGTAATTGCCGCTGTTTCGTCATACCCTTGTCCAGGTTCAATAATCTTAATTTCAGCAATTTTACCATCTGCAACTTTTGCTCTACCAATTGCTCGGATTGTTGTACTTGAGCCGTCTCCAGCCGGTGTACTAAATGTCACTCTTGGAGTAATATCATAAGTTGTTGTACTATCTAATAGTGTTAAAATTGATTCTCCAATAATATGATCCCAACCAGGAGTATCATCGGAATATTTCTTTACTGTTGCTTGTTTAGTACCAGCATTGTACGTATCAATATAAGCATATTGTCCTGCACCTAATCCTGCTGTAATCCAAATAGCCATTCCAACTAATGCACCTGATGCGTTAGTATCTGTATTCGAAATTGTAATACTTGTAGCATCACCNATCTGCGCCGCGTTTGAAACTGTGACGTAATCTTCNCCGCCGTATTCNTCATCAGTATTAAGAAGTCTTACTTCCATAATACCCGCTGTTCTAGTTACNGGAGTAACAGTACCAATACCAAATCCGTCGCCTGTAATAACAATGTTTGCATTNCCGCCATCTAAGTCATAATCACGACCTGCGTTTGTATATTCTAATGCAAGTACTCGATCACCATCAGTAATAATATTACNAACTACGGCTTGTTGTGCTTTGTTATCAGCNTATGCTATAATTGGAACTTCAGTTGCATCAACGCCTTCTGCAACTGTACCAAATGTACCATAAGATGAGTTACCGTTTGTAGCACGAATCTTACCACCATTCTCTGCTAGGTAACCGATATGTCCGTAGTATGAGAATACTGAAACAAGTTCTGTTCTACCTAAGTTAGTACACCATACACCGATACCATCTGATAATACTTGTGTAAAGTCGTTTGCAACAATAGAATCATTACCGCCAGCGTGTAAGTCGCCGTCAATTTTAAGTCCAACACATGCAGTACCAAAAGTTGTTACGTTTTGCACATAACATGATTTGTTTGTTACCCAAACTGCTTTGTGCCCTGTTCCCCAACCCGGATCTAGCGATACATATGCACCTGCTGTTGGTCGTTTTGTACCGTACAAGTTATCTGCACCGAGCACACCTGATAGTCCTGTAGTTGTACAGTTACGTAGCCCTGTGCCGTTTCTTACTAGGAACATATTTTCTAATAGCGAACCGTTAACAGCATTTACATATTGTTCAGCGGCTCGTAAGCCTTTGTAGTTCCCAGTGTATATAATGTCGTTTTGTACTGCTTCGATGTAACGTCTAACATCACGCTTGCATGATGCTTTTAGTGCGTCTGTGAAAGTGTAACTTGGAAAATCAATTTCAATCTTTTTAATTACATCTTCAACCATAAATTCTTTATTTTCTTCAATCCGCAATACTGAATCAGTATAGCCTGCTGAAGTAATTGGATCATTAACACCAGACATCGAAACATCTGAACCAATTGCATTAAGATCAAAATCAATCTTGTTCTTAATTGCAGTGACAACTGCCGCCGCCGCTGTGCCAGCCGCGCCCGAGCCTGCTGGTAGTGCTACGTCTTGATCTAGTGGGTTTCCAACTTGTTTTGTAATCGCTGTGTTTGTACAAATATCATCAATAATACTAGCCAAGTGTACAAGTCCTGCAAGTGAATATTGTGTATCACTTGAATCAACTAAACTACTAGCCGGTGAAATTTTAGTAGAACGTAGTTCGTCACCAACTACTGCACAACTTTCTGGAATCACCATCGGAAGTACTTCGTTAAATTGGCCTGTTTTTACAAATAATGAATCATTAGCAATGATCTCGGCCGGTACATCATCAGTGCTATCAGCAAGTAATGCATTTCCAGCAATTGCTCTTAAATTATTTAAAATAGTTTGTGCTTCGGGCTCTTCAGTAATTGTACTATCAGTAATTTGTAATGTTGGATTTGCAACACTACGTAATGTTTGATAGTCAGTCGCCGGAGTGTCCTGTGTAATAACATCGTCAATTAATGTAGTTACAAACTCTAAAGTTGCTTTAAATTCTGCTGTAATGCCATCATTAGATACATAATACTGATCAGCGGCGCTATCAAAATATGCTAAAGTTTCTAATCTTGTTCGCTTATTACCACCATGTGATAAATCCCAAACAAGTGCATCAATAAATGTGCCTAAATCTCTACGCCAATCTGCCGCAGTATACGTAAAGGATCCGGTAAACGGTGAACTTGAATTAACAACTTGTGTGTCAACCCAACTTAAAACTTCGTCTTGAATAAATGCTTTGTTACGCTTTAATAACTGAGTAGCATACGGTTTCCTTGCGCCTTTTTCAATTTGTTGTAGCCCAAAATTAACTGTTTTAAATGGTTTGTCAAGAGTAACACCTGCCGCTGGAACATCTGAGTCAACACCATCGGGTGAAGTATAATATACCGCGTCTAATTGGCCGAAATATGCCCATTCCGGAGTATCACCAAGTTCATTAACTTTTAATACCTGTCCTGGTGCACCAACTGGAAGTCTTGTAGGTCCTGATCCACTGTAGTAAACAAGGTCACCTTGTGTAGTTAAGTTTCCTGCTTCAGCGCCGCCGGATAACAAATTCCAAAAGTTACCATCAGTGTCTTGGTCTGGTCTGTTCTGTCCTGCACCAACTTCTTCAGATGTATGTGATGCAATACAAACATACGAGTTTACATCGTTAATGCCGCGTACAACATCCCCTTTATCATAATAAACATCGTCTTCCCAAGGACCTTTCCAATATAGCCCTTCGTTTAGTTTGTCCCAGTAAACTGCATCTGGAGGTCTGTTACCTGTACCGTCTGCAAGTGCAATAAATGTCCAACCACCAAGCCTAACTACATCGCCAATTTTGTAAGCAAAATCATTGTCGTAATCGCCGCGGAAAGTAAATCCTGTTGTAAATAAATCCCATTCGGTTGGATTATTAAACGGTACTTGTCCAAAATTGTTTGTGATTGAAATATACGAATAACCGCCGTATGTTACAACATCGCCGGGCTGGTAGTTTACATTGTTTTGCCAACTATCTTCAAATTCTAATCCTGGTACAAAGATTGCCCAGTTATTTTCATCTGCCGCTAGTGTTGCACCCGATGTATGGTACGATGTACAAATCCAAATATCTGAACCATATTTTACAACATCGTTAATTTTATATCTTGTAGAAGTTGTCCAGTCTTGCTTGTATTCAATACCCTTGTGAATATAATCCCACTTTGCTTGATCTGCTTCAAGACCTAATGTGTCAGTTAATGCCGCAGTGTGGCCTGTGTTACAAAAGTATAACTGTCCACCATAACGAACAACATCACCGGCTTTATAACGTGTAGTGGCTGTCCAAACGTTTTTCCATTCTTGTCCGTTTGCAAATGTATCCCATTTAGTACTATCTAATTCTAAACCGTCTGCGCCATCTGCCGCAGATGTGTGTTCTTCTGTACACAAATACATAACGCCGCCATAACGGACAACATCGTTAACTTTGTACCTAGTTTCAACACCCCAAGATCCTTGCCAATCAAAACCTTCTGAAAATAAATCCCATTTAGTTTGATCTAACTCAAGTCCGTCGCCTTCAGTTCCTGCTGACGTATGTCCTGTGTTACAAACGTATAACAATCCGCCGTATTTTACTACATCGTTTGGTTTGTATACTGTTGTTAGAGCCCATGTGCCCTTCCACTCAGTACCGTCTGCTAATAGGTCAAAATACCCAATATCAGTGTCAAATGAGTTTCCGCTGATGTGTCCTTGGTTAACGATATATGTACGTCCACCGTATCTGACAACATCATCTTTATAATATTGTTTTGAAGATGTCCATGCACCTTTCCATATAAATCTAATTCTACCAAGTTTAAATTCAGCCATTTTTGGTTCCTAACAATGTGTTAATACTATTTATCATAGTTGTTATTTCCCCGCTCCCATATCCTGTGGAGTAGTAGGGTCTCCTTCGTCTACAAGTCCAAAATTTGCAGATCCTGTAAAGAAAGCCATAGCAGCCATATCGCCATCTACAGGTTTCTTAAAATTCATCTGCGTATTAATATTAATTTTTCTATTTGCTTCTGAACTAATTCTTCTTCCTTGAATACGTACTTCACCAGCAATAACAGCGTTAACATTAACGTTTGTGCCGCCGCCACTAATTCTACTGTCTACGTATCCTGCAATTGCTTTTTGTGTAGGTATAATTTCATTAGAGTTTGCCGCAAACGTTGGATCTGTGCTAAATTCTCTAATAACAGCATTTGTTCCTCCGAGTGTAACTCCGCCTAAACGCAATTCGCTTAGTCCGTCTAATTCAAAATAACTTGCATTTAGTGATACAATACCAGTTGCCTGTTCAACTTTAAACAATTCACCAACTCTAAAGTTACCATCTTGATCAGTACTTGTATAGAATACTCGTCCGCCGCCTGCATCATCAGTTTCTTGGAAGTCTCTAACATCGTATCCTTCAATTGGAGTTAGTAACGGATACTGTGAACTATACAAGTTACCTTTACCAATTTCTAAGAAGTCGTGTCCAGTTAGACGGACTTGCGAATACTTTTGTCTAATAATTAAATTAGTTTCATGTTCCGGAGATTCTGCCCTGTCTAATCCCGGACTAATTGTTAGTGTTGCTTGGAAATTACCTTCATCACCGGTAATCTCTGTTACACCTTGTACAGCATAAAAGCGATCATTAATACCAGTAATATATAAGTTATCACCTGGTCCAGGTTCGCGTAGTAAGTTTTTAACTACTAACGATGTTCCTAACTGGAATAAGTCAGCATAACCGTCACCTGAGAGTGTAACACCAATATTAATATATCCTGTACCTCTATTAAAGAATTCAATCTGTCCTACAGTTCCGTTACGCATTCGTATGTCAAAGTTTACTGCTTCAGTAGCATCAGGATCGATAATAGTCATTACTGGCGGTGTTGCACCGTAACCAGATCCTGCTTCTTGGATGATAAAATCAGTAATTCGGCCGCCGCCAATTACACACGTTGCTCTAGTTGTTGCCCCAGTTTGGATTCGTTCAACCGATGACACACTTTGATCTGTAAGTGGATAAAATACTGGACCGTCATCATTAACACCAACAGCCATTGCTACAAACGTTCCACTTGCAGTGGTTTGATCTTGCCAATATATTCCGTCATCTGACTGAATAATATTTCCTGTTTCTGTTATTCCAAGGAATGTTCCTTGTGCATAGTTTATAAAAATGTTATCAGGAACATTAGTATCTTCGCCTGCAAGCCAAACTGTGTCGTTAGCATTAGTTGCTGTATCAGTGAAACTGTAGAAAAACTTATTGTTTACAGTTGATAAGTCGTTTGGTGAATCATAACATGATGCAAGGAATCGACCATTACCAAATGTAAAGTCGCAAATATCATACCGTATATCGCCAATGTTATTTCCAGAATTCCATGTTAGTCCGTCGTCAACACTTTCCCAAGTATCGCCTGCTTCGTTAACAATAATCCATTTTTGATTACCAAAAGCAATCCAATCAGCATTACTAACTCCTGCATTAATTTGAGTCCAATTATTACCGCCGTCTGTTGATCTATAAATATTTTGTGTCGATCCTGCAATAGCAATGTTAACATGAGTTCCTTCATAATTAGTACCATATGCTACAGTTTTAAATGTTAATCCGTAACTTAGTAAATTATTAGTTGCATCTCCCCAACTATTGCCGTCAGTTGATAGTTTAATTCTACCATTACCGTCTATAACAATAAATCCATTTTGAGTGTGTGCTACGCTTACATAATTTAAATCTGCATAACTATCTGCATCTTGGAAAGTTGCACCGTCTGTTGATCTTGCAATAACATTAGTTCCTACTAATACTGTAACATTAGTGTCACCGATGTATTTGTAAGATGAATCTTTTACAGTACCTGAAGGAATTGAACTATTATTTTGAGAATACGGAGGGCTTGTAAATGTTAGCCTTGGTGTAATTTCATAACGTGTAGTTTCGTCTAACACTGTTGAAATAGGTTCTCCTGGAAGATAGTGTTGCCATCCTGGCTGACCGTCAACTGCTCGTTTAACTTGAATATCTTTAGTACCAGGTGTTACTGCAACTACTTCTACAATAATATTATTACCTGTATTTCCAACTTGTGTTGGAAGAATTGTAATAATGTCACCCTCTTGGTTTGCTTTACCTAACCCAGTAACTTCAATTGTAGTATCACCACTTCCGTTAATTGTAACGGTAAATGTAGGTTCGACTGCGTCAGTATTACTACTAATACCTTTAATGTCCGTATATACACCTTCTGTAAGTGTTGGATCTGTAGCACTATTAACTTGGGTACTTAAAACGCCGCCGTTTAACCAATCATAACTATCAATGTATGCATATTGTCCTCGGCCTTCGCCTTCAACAATAGTAATTTGCTTGTTAAGATAATATTCTTCATTATTAACATCTTGGTTAGCAATCCTAATTACAGTCCCGTCGCCTTGTTGTGCTCGGTTATTAGCATAGGTATAATTTGCACCGCCTGCTCTAGATGAATCGCCCGGATCAAGTATTCTAATTTCAGTAACCGACCCGTTTCTAATTTCAGTTACCCTTCCAGATGCGCCTGCGCCTGAACCTGTTACTGTTACTTCAGCACCAGTATAATGGTTACCTGTGTTACTGTAACCTACAGCAAATAATTTATTTTCGTCGTTATAAACTTTGCTAACTTCGGCTTCTTTAGAATAGTTGTCTACCTTAGCACTAATTGGTGTTTCGTTTTGATCAAATCCAATAGCAACCGAACCATATTCTCCGTACGAGTTGTTACCGTTTGTTGCACGTACTTTACCACCGTTAGTACACAAGTAACCGATATAACAATAATATGTAAACACCGATACAAGTTCTGACAGACCGTCTGCATTACACCAGTAACCGATACCATCTTGAATAATTTGTGTAAAGTCGTTAGCAACAATTGACTTGTTACCACCATTATGTAAATCGCCATCGACTTTCATGCCTACGCACTTTTTACCAAATGTTGACACGTTTTGTACATATGTAGATTTAGTAGTAATCCAAACAGTTTCGTCGTCTGGTCCTAGTCCTGGATCTAATGCTACAAATGCATTGCCAGGAGTTACTCTTCTAAACAAATATTCGTCTGGATCAGTAAACTCGCCTTCAAGACCGCTTAATGTCATATTGCGCAAGCCACAGCCGTTTCTAACACGGAACATATCTTCATCTTTTGTGTCCGCTGTAGGCGATACAAACGTTGAACGCAACTCGTCACCTACAATAGCAACATCTGACGGAATGCTAATTGGGCAAATTTCTTCATATCTACCTGTTGCTACTAAAATTGTTGCCGGTGCTCTAACACCCTCATCTTCAAAAATATAGTTACATGCAAATTTAATAGTTTTAAATGGCGATGACTTTGACAAGCCTCGTCCAGACCCTGCTTGGTCAATACCGTCAGGTGAAACATAATAAACATTTTCTGATTGTTCAAGTGCTTCCCATGTTAAATCGTTATCTAATAACACTTTGAGGGTGTCACCAGGGTTTCCAATGTTTAAGTTAGTAGTGTCAGTATCGGAATACGTTCGTATATCTCCGCGATATTGTAGTACGTTTGTATTGCCGCCTTCGATTACAGTTTGCCAAAAATCTTCTTGTGTATAATCAATATCTAAGTCTGGTCTTGTACCAGATTGCGATGCAACATGTCGTTTAATACAACGATATAATGTGCCTTCGTATGTTACAATGTCACCTAAGAAATAATTATTTGCTGCCGGAGCCGCATTAACTAGTATAGTTTCAGCCCAGTTGCCTCTAAATCTATCACCGTCAATTAATACTTGCCAGTAATTGTTTGAATAAATTGTAGTTAAAGTTCCAGCGCCATACATACCTGAGTGGTTAAAGCAAACGATGTAGTTAGCCTTATATGCATCTCTTGGTACAATATATTGCACATAACGTTCAGTTGCCGCGGCAAATCCTGAATCATATGCTGTTGCATCTGCAACCTGTACACCATCTAACCAATATGTTACACCATTGTCTAAATAATTATACTGTCCGCCATTGTGGTGTCCGTTTACCGAAGTACTCAGATACAATGCATGTGTAATATTCGAACTATCACTTTGATCAAATCTATATGTATTTCCTTCAACTAATGTTAAATCGCCTGTTAAAACACCGTCTAAATAATAACGATTTCCGCTTCCTGGATCCCCAACTGTTACTGCAATAGTAGAAGTTGATTTTTGATCATCAGGTTCGCTTCCTTGACTATCACGCAGTGCATGGTACAAGTATCCGCCGAATCTAACAACGTCTCCAGTTCTATAATTTGTAAAAGTATCCCAGTATGATGCTTCTTCTTGCAAGTCTGGGTTTTCGTTAACCTGTCCGCCTAGTCGATAACCAGTAGTTAACAGTTCCCAATCTCCAGTGTCTTGTGTAATTCCGTTTTGACTTGGTACACTACCAATATTGATTGTTAATGATGTATAACTGTAACCACCGTACTTAACAATATCACCCGGTTGGTAAATTTCTTCTTCGTTCCAAAGTAATTCATATTCGTATCCTGGAAGCCAGATTGTAAAGAAACTTTCAGCAAATGTACTTGATGCAAGGTGGCCTGTATCACAGTACCAAATTGTTGGTCCGTATCTTAAAATGTCACCTTTTCTATATACTTGTCTTTTAGTAAGTGTTTGCGAACCTACTCCGCCGGTTGCTTGAATAGTATTAATCCCTGCAAGCGCATCAGTTTCTTTTATGTGTAACGCAATGTTGTTACCGTCAATTACTCTAACATAGTAATATGTGTCAGTAGTTAATCTATCCGCGTCAGTCTCGTCGCTAACATATTGAACCATTTGTCCAGTTTCAAAAGGATGATTTGAAATTTCAAGATTGCCTTCGTCAACTAAATCAATAGCAATCACTGTTTCAGGAGTCCAATGACCTTTATATTCAATTCCGCTTAATAAAACTTCCCAGTTGTCTTGGTCTTCTTCAAGTCCTAGTGCATCGTCATTTGCACTAACATGTCCGACTAAACAGCGATACTCTATAGCCCCATATCGTACAATGTCATCTTTTCTATATCGTACTCTTGGCTTCCATATATCTAACCAGTTGTCCGATCTTAAAACAACACTCCATTTAGTTAAATCAACTTCTAATCCAGAAATAGTTGTACTAGATGTGTGTTCTTCAGAACATTTGTATAAAATTCCGTTATATTTAACAACATCGTCAAGTCTATAAATTACTTGAGGTTGCCATTCATAGCGCCAGTTATTTCCAATGTTAACTAATTTCCAGTTACCAAAATCATTATCTCCGATTGTGCCTGGGGTTTCAATATTAAAGTATGACCCTTTATCAAGACTGTCTGGGGAGCGATCAAAGTAATAAATTTTATCAGGTGCGTCTGACGGAACTGTCCATCTAATCTCTCTAGAACTTGCGGCTTCAAATCCTGCAAAATAAGCAGAGTCAACTACTTCTTCGCCGTCTAAATAATATGTAAGTCCTTCATTATAATAGTCAACTAATGGAGTATCTGCGTTAACACCATCTTCGTAAATACTAAACGATAGTGGATGAATCTGTCCTCCAAACTCTATGTTAGTTGGATCAGTTTGATTGAATGCATATGTATACCCTTTTCTTAGAGTGATAACATTTCTTTCAAAATTATTTAAGAAAATTGATCCAGTTGTACTTTCTTCGTACCCTGTTGTTGTATATCGTCCAGTGTCTCTGCCGATAGTTACTGCAACATTAACCGGGTTCTCAGGTATAATATTTTCTTGTGATAAGTGACCAACAATGGCTGAATATACTTGGCCGCCGTACTTAACAATGTCGTTTACTTTATAATAATAATCAGGTTGCCAATCTTGAACCCACTGATATCCATCAGTCATCTGTGTCCATTTGGGTATTTCTTGATTTAAGTAATCAATATAAAAATCTGGATCTGCTGTATGTCCGTTTAAACATACAAATGTTTTACCACCGTAACTTACGATATCGTCTTTAATATATTGCTTACTAGTCTGCCACGGACCGGTCCATCTAAATCGTATTCTGTCAATTTTAAATTCAGCCATTTATCTCTTCCTAAACATATTCGTTGTTGTATTTAACCATTATGGAGATACCCCATTTGGAAAATCAAATTCTTGATTGATTCTAATTACTAAGTTGCCCTCATCGTCAACGTAATATATTAAATTTCGATCATCCCACCTAAACTGCTCATAACGTAAGTTGTCATATGAGGTATTATGTTCTTCATCTCTACCCTCAAAAAACTCAATGCCACGCTGAAAGTCTGGATAGTTTTCAGTTGGATCTCCAGGCCTGTTCACTTGTACACCGTCGGAACTTTTCATTTGATCTGATTTTACTAGATACAAATCGCCATCCTCTGTGCGCCTTAATCCATAGAAATACCTACTGCCCTTAACTGTCTTAAGAACTGTTCCTACTTCTGTACCTTGATAAAAACTAGCCATTTATATTTCCTACGTTAAAATGTTTATAGTGTTGCCCATATTACTGTGTGCAGTACACTGATAATAAAGAGTTGACGGAGCATCCATCGGTACTGTGAACGTAATAACACCTGTTGAAGCATTGTTATTAACTGTTCCCGAATTATATGCCGCGCCGCCGTTTGATACTCTGATTTCAAATGGATGTCCGCCACCACTATTGTTTACAAAGTAATATGTCATACCTCTCATCAAATACAATACCGGGTCACTTGCTGTAGACGGAAAGCCTGGACCTGTAAATGTATAATCTGATGTTCCAGTAGAGCCAAGTGTCCATGTAATACTAGGCCCGTTAGCCATTGCAAAACTTGTGCCATTATACTGTGGGACACTACCTACTGCTACGTTTGCTGTTGATACATCTGATAACTCATTAAGTTCTGTTGCACCAGTAGTGCCGTTAAAACTAATAGTTAGTGTGTCGTCTACAATTGATGTTGCAATATCAGTTCCGCCTGCTATAGTTAATGTATCAGTTAATCCGTCTGTAGTAGTTGATCCATCGTCACTTGCAAACGTTGCCCATAAATTTTGGTCTGTTGATTGATCAACAACAAATTCTAGTCCGTCTCCTGCACCGTTAACTTTAACAAATCTGTTTGCGGCGCCTGTAAATGCACTCGGTGTATCTGTTAAGTTTAAAAATGCGCCTGCAAATAATGCTGGAGTGTTTGCAAAGTTGTCATAATCTAAAAAGTATGCACTATCAAATCCGTCTAGTGTATCTGCATCTAAACCGCTACCACCTGATGCAATATCAGCACCTGGTGCCCATTGGGTTCCGTCCCATTTAAGTACATCGCCTGTGCCTGGAGCCGATGCCGAAACGTTACTTAATGCGCTAACAGGAATAGTTGCTACTTCTGCCGCTGTAACAGCACTGCTAAATTCTAATGCTGTAGCGCCACTGTTTACTCTTACAATTTTACCACCGGATGCTGTAAAGTTTGACGGAGTATCTGTTAATGCAGTAAATGCACTTGATCCACCTTCTGTTGCAACAGTTCCTGGAGCCCACTGACTATTTTCGTTATCCCATACTAATGCCTGTCCGTCAGTTGGAGAGTTTGGAGATACATTTCCGACATCAGCAAGATCGCTATTAGTATCAAGCATTTTACGCCATGCGTTATCGTGTGCATAATATACACACTCATCCGCAGTTACTTTTGCTAACATACCATCATATGTAGTTGGGTTTGGTAGATCACCGTAAACATCATACAAGAATGTAATCTTGTTACTTCCTGTTGAAGTTGGAGGGAAAGAGTTTAGTACATTATTAACAACAACCGATAATTGGTCACCGTCCCCTAATGCTGTATATAACTCTGTAAAGTTATTATTAATTTTAGTTGCGCCTGCTCTAAGATTGTCTCCTTGACCATCATTAGGTAATACGCCTACGTTTACTGTTTGTTTTGTCATAACCTGCTCCTAACTCTCCTATGTTTGGTCATACGTTATAGTGTTGTTGTCCATCGTGTAACCGGTGTTATCCCATTCTCTATCACTGTCAATAATTTCAATTGTGTCGCCAGCGTATACTACTGCGCCATCATTTGGTCCTTGGTTAATTCTTACTACTAACTCGCCTTCTTCGTTGACGTAATAAAATAAATTTGCATCGTCCCATCTAAATTGTTCATAGTTTAAATTCTTGTATGTTAAATTATGTGCCGAATCTCTTCCTTCAAAAAACTCGCCGCCTTCATCAAACTCAGTATAGTTATCTACTGGGTCACCTTCTTTATTAATTGCAATAACGTCAGTAAGGTTTAACTGGTCAAGTTTACCAAGGAACAGTTCTCCGGCATCTGTTCTACGCAACCCGTAAAAATATCTTTCACCGAGGTTGTCCTCAATAGTTTCTGTAATACTTTGACCTGCATACCATTGATTTGACATGTTATACTATCTCCACAAAACTCATTACACAGTCTAAACTGTCGTTAATATCTGACTCAACATATAAAATATTAGTCGAACCTAAAATAATTTTTTCACCACCGTTTAATACTTTTAATGATGCATTNGGTGGAATCAATACATCTTTAAGATAAAANCCTACAACAGACGTGTCGTCTGCAATTAGAACACTAGCACTAACTACTGACGATGTCAAGTTTGCTAAACTAAGACCAATTATAGTTGATCTAGCACTTGGTGGTGCTTCGTAAATTGGTACTCTAACTGTTCCTATATCTTTTACTACTTTATTTTTAAAAAACGTTGCCATCTAATTATCCTATTGTAACTGCCATCTTAATTGCGATTTCTTCTGCATCCTGTGCTGACACAGCACCCGAACTACCTGCTACTGAGACCCATGTATTTGAAGGATCATAAATTTCAACCCTGTCATCGTCTGTATTAAAACGCATCATGCCCACTTCTGGAGTTGGGTGTCTGTTCAATAAGTCTCCAACTGGAATAACAAATCCGCCTGTACCGTCAATCTTAAAGTACCCTTCGCCAGTTTGAGCAAGGGTAGTAACTGCACCGTCAAGTGTGTTTTGAATTGAGTTAGCATTAAATCCAAAGTTTTCAATAAGAACTCGACCTGTTCCGTTGGCTCTTAAATTAAGATCAGCGTTAGTTGTTACAGTTCTTACAGTGTTACCTTCAATTTCAATGTCATCAACTGCTAGTTTATTAACATTAAATCTAGTAGTATTTACATCTGCAACAAGTGTGCCGTTAGCATAAAAAGAAATAGTATCATCGTCAGCGCCAGGTGTTGTTTCTGCTAAAATATATGTATCTTGATCAAGATCGCGAACACCATTTAATGCAATCCAGTTACCGTCATAACCTTCAAATACATCAGTGTCAGTGTTGTAACGTAGCATGCCTACTGTAGGTGTTCCAGGACGTTCTGCTGTAGTACCTCTCGGAAGAGTTAAACTGCCTGTTGAATCAATATCAACACGCTGACTGCCTGGGTCTAAAATAATAGTTTCGTCTGACGATATAACATTAGTTTTAAATGATAAGTCGTCAATAACAACACTACCTGTACCGCTTGCACGTAATTCTAAATCTTGGTTTGTATTTGTAGTTTGGATAACATTAGTATTAATGTTAACATCATCAACTTGTACTTCACCAGCATATAAATTTGCCCAATTATTTGTTACAGTACCTAGTGTATATGTTCCGTCTTGTGATGGAACCAAGTTACTAGCAATGCCTGCTACAATTTGAATACTGTCACTTGCTTCGTCACCAATAGTAATGTCGCCGCCGATTGTAACATCGCCAGTTACATCTAAATCACCTGTAATGTTAACATCGTCTTCAAAGTTAACAATACCATTTGACGAATCAATATTTAAATCGCCGCTTAAACTTTCAACAGTATTTCCGCTAAGTTTAATATCGCCTGTCTGAATCTTGTCGCCATCAATAATTGTAGTTGATGCGCCTGAACTAAATCGCACTTCTTCAAGTGTGTCGATGTTAAAGTTTGCATTTGTAAAATTAACAGTACCGTCTTGTTGATTAACATGGAAAATATTACCGACTCTAAAATCACCTTTGTGGTCTACTGAACTATAATATACATTAGCACTGTTTAATTCAGTAACTTCTTGGCTTTGAATAACTGTTGTTGGATCATTGTCAACCGCTTTACCATTTCCAATATAAGCAAGGTTTTGCGAAATAAGATACATAACAACGCCGTTACCGTCGCCGTATATTCCATAATTACCATAAACACATGCACTACCAATTGAACGTAGTTCACAACCAAAGTCTGTAAAGTCTGTAAGTTCAATTCCAGTTGCATACGCACCTCCGCCAAAACCNATTGACTGCAAAACAACAACTTCGTCAGTAAATACTGCCGAACTGTCAGTTCCATTAAATCTTAAAAGTAATACTGTACTAGCATCGTTTGCTACTTCGCCTAATGGTAATACATATGAACCAAGAGTGTATCTTGCTGTTGACGAAATTCTTACATCATCAATGTGTCCGTTAAAATTATCTGCTGTACTGTCATATCTAGCACCAACTACAAGCGGCTTTGTAACACCCAAGTCTGCACTAAATGCATTATCACTGTCAACTCTTGTACCGTTAACATATAAATTAATAGTAGTTCCTGATCTAGAAACAGCAACATGATGCCATGTTTCGACTGCTAAAGATACTGTGTCTGTTAGTAGTTCGCTTCCGTTATAATAAACCTTTGTAACACCGTTATTAGTATACAAATACAATCCGTTATCGGAATCAGTACCTGCTCGGAAGTCAAAAATTCCTCTAAGTCCAGTAAACCCGCCAGTGTTGGCATAAATCCAACCTTCCATAGTAAGTTCATCTGTTCCAAATCCAAAGTCTTCGTCACTTACTGTACTTGCACTATCGCCAGTACCGTCAAGCATTAAACTAGCAGTTCCGTATTTTTTAATTGTTGTATCGAGTTGAGCATTGCCATTTGCTAAGAAAGTTTTTCCGCCNCGCTCGTATTTTGTTTCAAGTCCGGCTACATTATTATTTAGGTAAATGTAGTTCCCGTCAACCTCATTAACAGTAGCATTAATATCTACATCATTTGAATCTGTATAAACAAATGTTTCTCCGGCAGTTGGAGTACCAACTAAGCCGCTTACTTTAATTTTTGTGCGTCCGGTTCCTTTTAATCCAGTTGCTCCGTTTTCGCCAAGCATTGCTTTATCAGCAAAGTATACAAAAGAGTTGAGCCATTCTACTCTTGCACCGTTAGTTGCATACAGTCCAATTGCTCCCGGAGTAATAAAAGTTACACTATGGAACAACATGCTTGCTTCTTTAGAGTTTACAGTTGCTTGGCTACCGTCAATCTTTGCACCACGCCCTGCGTCACCTTGATCAAAGCCTCTGGGGTCACTTGCACTAGTTACACTACCTTTTGTAATTACAGAAACATTTTTAATGTATGGTGAACGACTGGTTACTTCAAAATTTGAATCAAAACTAAATGCCCAGCCTGTATCATTAACACTGTTGTAGTAAAAATCAGCAACAGTTAAATTCATTACACTACTTTGGCCATTTAATACAAATGCATTTTCGTTATTTGTGCCTGCTGTTGGTATAACTTTAACAGCACGAATACNTTCTCCTACTATTGTTACTCCTACNGGAACTGTTAATGGAAATTCTTCTTCGTATTCTCCTGGATAGATGTGAATTGTATCACCNTCTGTTGCTACGCTTAATGCTTGACTAATAGTTAAGTATGGATCTTGTGGATGTTCTCCTGAATGTGTATCGTCACCATTTTTAGCAACGTAAATTACATTGCCAGGAGTAAGAGTCAAGTCAAGATCNCCAATGACTAACCCTTGTGTTGTAATACTTGTTGCAGTTAGATCACTAAAGTAACCATGTGACCATTTTTTATCTGCTGTACCTAACGTATAAGTGTCGGTTACATCAGGAATTAAGTCCGATGCAATGTCAGCATTAATAGTAACAGTGTCAGTATCATCGTCACCAATAGTAATGTCGCCGTCTGCTGAAATATTACCAGTAGCATGTAAGTTACCAGTAATGTTAGTGTCACCAATAAAGTTTACAGTACCGGTTCCGTTAGGTCTAAATTCTAAATTTTGATTAGTTCCTAATGCACGTATAGTAGCATTATCAATTTCAATATCGTCAACAATTAATTTGTCTTGATAGATAACACTATCAGGTGTTGTAATTGTAAAGATTGGTTCTGATGTAGATATTGTATTAGTAGACCCGTTAAGAGTAAGATTACCAATTGGTAAAATTGTGTCTAAAATATCTAGTGAGTCAATTCTTGCTGTCCCGTTTACGTCTAGTGCGGTCGATGGCGTACTAGTTTTCACACCAATACGGCTATTGTTAACATCTAAGTATAGTAAATCCGTTTCAAACGCTAAATCCACCCCTTGACGAAGTAGGTTTGCCTTCAAAAGCGGACCCGAAATACGACCAACTGCCACTTTATTCTCCTATAAACGGGGATCCTGTCCCTCTAACCAAATTTTCATCCCCGTAGGGCTCTTTGCCGGTTAACCACAGTAAGTCCTGCTACGGATTGGTCTTCCCTTTGTAGCATTAATAGTATTTATATGTTTTTAGATATTACCCGAGGATAATGTTCCAAAGGAAGTTAACNTTTTCAGCAAACTCTTCAGTTACTGATTCACCGCCACCAGCGGCAAGTACCCACTGGGTTCCGTTGTATGTTTCTAGGAAAAGTTTNTCAGGNTCTGTGTTAAACCTTGTANGTCCTACTTCTGGATTNGTTGGTCTAGTTGAGTTATCACCATATGGTACAACTAAGCCCTTTGTCTGATCAAACTTAAGAAAAGAATATATATCCGCTAGTTGAAATGTAAAAGGACTATCAAGTGTGTTAGTAATTGTATTATCTTTAAATATGAGATCCTCTTGACCAATACTGCCTAATCCGTTAGATCTAAATTCAATATTAGCATCANGTGTTGCACTTGAGATTGTATTACCGTCNATACTTAATGAATTTTGTGAATCAAATCTATTAGTTTCTAATATTAATCCTGTAAGAGTTGATGTACGCACTCCTCCAGTAACAAATCCAATTTGATTATTACTTAGATCAAAGTATGTATCTCTGTCAGTATCGTACAACCCTGGAAAACTTACATTGCCTCCACTATAACCTTCAAAAATATTTAATTGTGTATTATATCGTATATCACCAATATTGTCTTTACGCTGATTGCTTGTACCAACAGGCAATTTTAATCTTTCTGTTGCCGACATAGTAAGTATATCAGTGGGCTGTATTGTTATATCAGAGGTATCATTTGAAATTACGNTATTTTTATATTTTAAATCGTCAAATTTTACATAACCAGTTGCATTTGCTCTCAATTCTAAGTTTTCGTTTGTATTATTAACTTGTATATAGTTTTCGTTAAATGTAAAACTATCAACAGTCATTTTACTTAGGTAAGAATTTTTCCATTTTTTGTATGACGTTCCTAAATCATATGTGTCTGTTTGATTAGGATACAAATCTTGATCAAACGGTGTATTAAAATCAACAGTATCTGTTGACTCATTGCCGATTGTTATTAAACTTCCGCCAAGTGTTAAGTTGCCGTTTAAACTTAACTTAGCCATTCGTGTATTTGTTAATAGGTTATGTACGTTTGACGGTGAAGCAAAGTTAATCGGGCCTGCAATTGACTTAATTGTATTAGGAGCAACAATGCGCAATGCTCCGGTTTCAATAGTTGTACCGTCAATGAACGTAGTTTCTTGATTCTTTGTTACACTTAAACTAGAAAACCCAGAAGCACTAACTTGAGTAGCATCAATGCTAGTCGTACCATCAACTAGATTAACAAAGAAGTTATTACCAACTTTAAAATTACCTAACTGATCCTGTGATTGAAAGTACACATTACCATCATTTAATTCTACAACTTCGTTTTCTTCAATTCTGATAGTATTATCGTTTGTTACATCTTTGCCTACGCCAACATATGCAAAATTATGCGAAATAAGGTATCCTAAACATTCATCACCGTCTGCAACAATGCCGTAATTACCGTATACACTTGCAGAACCAATTGAACGAAGTTCTGCACCTTTAACTAAAGTACTGTCACTGCGCCAACGCCCTGCGCCATTTTGTAAATAAAACGATCGATTTGCAAAATATGTAAACGAATTTAGCCATTCACACCTAACACCATTTTTAAGTATAACAGCATCTACTCCTGGAGTAATAAAAGTTACACTATGAAACAGTATACCTGCTTCATTTGTTTCATGATCGCAAACACTTCCGTCAAACAATCCGCCTTTACCTGCATCTGCCGAATCAAATCCTCTCGGATCACTTACGCTAGTTGCACTACCTTTTGTGATTACTGTTACATTTTTAATATAAGGACTGCGACTAGTAACACGCATGTCTCCTGCAAAACGGAATGCATACCCTTTGTCATTAGTACCATCATAATAAAAGTCTTTAATAGTAACATTTTCAACAGTTGATTCACCGTTTAGTAAAAAACAATCTTCGCTTTGATTATCAGTAGTAGGACGAATTCCTACATTACGAATATCTTGTCCTTTTACTGTAACACCTACTGGAACTACTAATGGAAATTCTTCTTCGTAATCTCCAGAGTTAATATAAACTGTGTCGCCGGATTGCGCTCGACTAAGAGCGTATTTAATAGTTCCTAACGGTCCTTGTGGACTTGTTCCTCGTCTATTATTATCACCGTTAACAGAAACATACCATATGTTACCTTGGGATAACGTAACTTCAATACCGTCGATGGTTACGTTTTCGGCACTAATAACATTATCAACTGCTATATTTGTTGAATTTAGATCAAATCTTTTTTCGCTTGTACCAATATCGTATGTTGTAGTACTATCTGGTATTAAATCACCGTCAATGTCAGCGGCAAAACTTACATTATCTTCGTCACTGTCTCCGCCGATTAAAACATTGCCGTCAAATGTAATATTTCCAGTAGCATGAACATTACCATCAACTTCAACAGTTTTGTTTGCTGTGATAATTTCATTTGTACCAACCCCGTTTGGAATAAAATTAATGTCGCCGTTTGTAACCCAAGAACCAACGTAGTTGTCATTTATTTCAATTGTAGCAGTTCTAATACCAGCAGTTGTTACATTATCGCCTGCATGGTTAATATTAATGTTGCCACTAAGTGTACTAATTCCGTTAGGCCCGAATGTTAAATTTCCTAATGTTAAGTCATTTCCAATTATAAGATCTCTTGGAGATTCGTTATTATCAGTNCGGGCTTTTAATACTCCGTTNATAGTTAAATCGCGAGGGCGTGTAACAGTGTTAACACCAATCTTACCATCGGAATGTCCGATATAAAGCAAGTCGGTTTCAACTGCTAAGTCTGTTTCACGTATTAAATTTTTGCTTAGTAGCGGTCCTGTAATTTTACCTAGAGACATTGGTACCCTCCATGTAAGTATTTATTGGATTTACTTATCGAAGTTATGTAGGACTGTTACTTTTTTNCCGGATGGTACTTCTGAAAGGAATTTAATATAGTAACCATCTGCATACGGACTATTCGGACCTGCAAGGTTACCACTTGAACTTTGTTCTAATGTATAGTTTGTTGTACTAATTTGAAGAACGTTTTCAACTAGCACTAATACACTCTGTGCTGTTGCTGGTACTGGATAAGATGTGTCATTAGCATTAAGAGGACCGAATACTGTTTCAAAACCGTCGCCGGTTCCTAAATCTTGTTGGTAAATNGGAGTTGGTTCTTTAAGTCTAATTTCTTTCCAAACACCATTATCATAAAATTCAACACTATTAGTATCAGTATTAAATCTCATCATTCCAAGTTGAGGAGAAACTGGTCTTTGATTCAATGCTGAACCTGCAGGTTCTGTAGCATCTCCTGTTCCAAATGGAACTTGCATTGCACTATTTGAACGTAATTCAAAAACACCAGTACTGTGATTATAAAACATACCAACACCGTGTGTAAATGTTCTTCTACTAGATGTTTGGGACTTTAAAAATTTCATTACACTTCCAAATAACTTACTGTTGCAGACAAATTATATGGTGCCGCACCGCCTTCAAGAATAATTCTATCACCACTGCCTAATACCATTTTTTCTGTATCAAANGTAAACGTATCTGCGCCTGCTACATTAACAGCATTTGCAATTTTAGTTTGCGAACCTATTGTAATTGCACCGTTTGCAACGTCCGAAGGTACAAAATATAAATTAAATGTTGAATCGTTTGCACCAGTGTTATCTGCCGCGGCATGATTACACACAACTAAAGTTAATACTGCATACTGTTTATCANTTGGAACAGTTAAGATTGTTTGTGCGCTTCCGTCTATTAGTATATTTGATATTGCCATAATAATATTTATCCTTACAATAGATACCCATAAACAAGGGCTCTATTTTTACTTATCAATTCGTCGGTTGTGTTATTTGTATTTACAAAGTATAACCCAGTATTGCCGCCGCCTTCTGACTTTGCATACAACTTAATTCCGTCTGTAGGTGCTACAGGATCTAAAATTGGATCGTCAGTGCCTGGTGTTTCTGAAATTTGTAATACATCGTTAATTCTAACTGTTCCTGTACCTGGTGCATCTAAAATAACATCTGCATTACTAACTGTACCTGATATAGTTTGTCCAGAAATACGAAGATCGTTTAATTCAATTCTGTCTGGAAAGAATGTTGAAACAATTGAACTATCCATCATAAAGTCTACCCGACTTTCTAATGATCCGTCTATTGCATCAGCGACTTCAACAACAGTATTTCCATTATTAATTCTACTAATTTGTAAGTCTCGAAGTGTTCCGTCAATTACCGAATCAACATAGTATTTGTGTACCAATGCCTCGTCATGACCGCCATCTTCTTGAATACTATTAAAATAATCTTCAGGACTACCAATTACAACAATTCTGNTTCCGTTAGTATCGATATACAGTTGTCCGCCTGCAGAATCAATACTCGGTGCTCTAATGCCAATGTATCCGCCGTCGGTACGTTGGAATGTAAACGTTCCAAATACTTCAGTAGCCGGATCATTAGGGTTTACATGAGATAATGTCTCATCGAATAAAATCTGTGCATCACCGTCNGAAGCAACTCCTCTGTCAATTCTAATACCAGCAGTACCTTCACCAACTCCGGAGCCTGTTTCGCCCCTGTTTAATAGAATGATGTTATCTTCAATCTCTAGGTTAGTTGAATTTACAGTAACAGTTTCACCTTCAACAAAAAGGTCACCAGTAACTCGTACTTCGCCTTGTGCAGGACCAGTATCAAGTCTGATAGTTCCGTTAGGTTGAGTTTTTACTGTAAAGTCACCATTTGGTACTGTTATAAATTTTGACATTTAAAATTCCTTAAAAGTGAGTAGGGGATTGCTCCCCTACTCTATACTC